GTGGGTCTTTCTTTTCTTGAAAGTTTTTAAATATTTCTGAACGATTGTTCATAGATACATCACCATGTATAGTGGCACAAGTTATATGTTCCTTATGTAATTCAGACATAACTTTTTCAATACTATGGCGGAACGGACAAAATACAATAACTTTGTGGCTGGCTTCATCTATAATTTCTTTTAAAGCAGTCATGCGATTAGATATATCAAATTCAATAACTTCACCTGTATCTGAATATATTGCACCTGCACTTACTTGTAATAGCTTTGTTAGCACTACACCTGCAGTAACAGCTGTAATGTCTTCTCCCCCCGCTTGCATATATTTATCTTTTTTAAGTTTTTTATAATACTTATCTTGTTGAGGAGTTAGAGGGACTTCACGAGTGGTATACAATACATCAGGCAAATCTAAACATTCGTCTTTAGTATAACGAATGGCAGGTTGTAATGTTTTAAATACAATATCTTGAGCATTAAATCTAGGCACCCAGGTGAACTGGCTAACTTTCTGCATAACCATATCCTTAAATGTTCCTGCATATTTAGGGACGGATGCGGGGTTCACAAGTCTAGCCAGTCCATATGCGTCAGCTGGTGATTGAGCAGCGGGTGTTCCTGTCATAAGCCATAACCATGTATCAGGTGTGACCACACGATTTAATGACTTCCAGCGACGTGTCGTGACAGTCTTGACATAGTTTGCTTCATCAACAACTATTAAATCAAAACCGCCAGATTTTATTTCTTTCTCTACTATTTCTACGCCATCATAATTAATTATAACGACATCTGTATTTTCTGCAAATACCTTCTTACGTTTCTCAGCACTACCATGAGCAATACCTACTGATCTATGCATAGCAGTTTTAAAAAAGTCTGCTTGCCATGCCGCTTGCATAATAGATAGTGGGCATACTACTAACATTCTTTTTACTTTACCTTGACTCATCAAGTAATCAGCCGCCCATATAACAGCAGAAGTTTTACCTGTTCCTGCTTCTGATAAACAATAAGCACGCTTATGAGCAGACAAAAAGGTAGCTGTTGTTTTTTGATGATCAAACGGTTTATGAATTCCTGGAAAATTGTAATCACGTGTAATAGGTGATGGTGGGTTTTTAACTTTCATACCTGATAAAGTTAATACTTCATCTAACCCCCAATTAACGGCTACTTGAGTAACACCGTTATCATAAGATTTAACAATCTTACTTTTAGGTATCTTTTCTAAAATGAGTTCAGGTCGTTTTGTGTTAACAATCAACGCCCTGTCTTTATATACTTCCAATGCAATCTCCTAAATTAAAAATAGACGTGCCACCGAGAGAGGTAGTGACACGTCTACACACTGCAGTGTTAACACCTAGATCGAAAGGTTTCATTCTGATAAGGAATTATCTATTGTTAACTGACGTGGTTTTTCCGCACTCACGTCTTGCGGGTCTTCTACTTTTTATTGGTTACATTCCTTTTCATAGACTTATCGCTATTACGAGGAAAAGAACTATTAGCACTTTTACTTCTAATTCTCATATTACTAGGGGTATTACTACCACCTTTACTTAAAGGCACGATATGATCTACATCTTTACCATCACCCTTATGCACTTTACCAGCTTTTATCATCATTCGTCTAGCTTTATTTCTTGCTACACGCTTTTTAATTTGATCAGGTTGTGCTTTATATTCGTTTTCTTTTTGGTAATCTCTTGCCATTATTTTCCCCAATGTGAACATGATTGAACAGGACAGAACTTCTTACATGCAAAATTAGGGACTGCATTAAAAGTTCCTGACTTATGGGCAGCATCTATCCTATACGTTATTTTACCCCATTCTGCAAACATATCATCTATTTTATCTGAGGTATAGTCTTCTTTTAGTATCTCTTTTGACACTAAAAACACTAGACCAGACTTAATTTTAGTCATATCTGGAAAGTGTTTAAATATGGCTACACTAAATAAAGATAGCTGTCTAGTATCTGCATACTGACTAGATTTACCTGTTTTATAATCAATTAAGGTAGCTAATTTAGTTTCGGGGTTGACAACAAGTAAATCTATTACCCCACGCCACCAAACATTAGACGCAAAGAAGTCACAAGGTTCTAAATCTTTTGTCAAGCCTAATTTATATTCACAGTATTTATCGCCTGGAATAGATATTAATTTGTCAAGTGTTGGTTTAAACATTTCAAACTTGACAGGAAGCGGAGTTGCGTTCTTAACATATAATTCACAAGCTTTGTGAACTTCGTTGCCATATAGAAAATGTTCTGTATTTGGGTCTTGCTTAATATCTTTTGCTACATACAGGTGGTAGTATTGCTTAGGACATTTTTCAAATGCAGTAGCACTTGAATAAGACCACGTTTTAAATTCAGACATTACTTCCTCCAAGCCAATAATTTTCGGTTTAGTTCCTTTACAATTTTAGCAAGTTTTTTACCCACTGGCTTTTCTTTATTTAATACAGCTTCTAATTGCTTAACACTATATGCTTTATATTTAGGTCTACCATTATGCGTTAGCATAGGATTATTATGCCGCCTACTTTTGTGTATTTGTTGTGTCGCCATCTTCTACCTTTTCTACTTCGCCTGTTGATTTATTAAGTTGATATTCATGTAAGTGTGGAGATACATCATCACTTTTCTTTTTCTTACCAAATATACGTTCATGCCCTTCTTCAAACATATCACTACTAGGTTTTGACCTAATAAAATCTCCAGTTATATCATTACGGGCAGTGTTTTTCATTAAGTTTCTCCAATAATATAATTGCATACAATACCCACCAAAACCAATGAGCATCAAATCTATACAAACTAAACGCTACTAATAGCTCTAACATTTTATTTAAAGTATGGTCCAACCATCCACGTTACGATAGAGTATCTAATACCTTTGGTTATAGGCTCAACACCATGTGGCATAAAGGAAGGGAATATTAAAACGGTTCCTTTCTTTTGTTCAGGATACGTTCGATTGTGTCCATTAGCAATATAAAACTTACCACCTTCAAAATCATCGTTTAAGAATACTAATACTGTAAGCTTTCTAACTTCAGTTGATCTACCATGAAAGGTATCTACGTGTGTTTCATATTTACCTTTAACATCATACATTAAAAACTCTGATTGATTAGAATGTGTAATGTCATACTTCCATATTTCATTATTTACATTTAAACCTATTGCTGTAAGAGTTGCACCAATACCTGCGTATAAAGGTAGTTGTAATCGTTGCACATTTCTAATATCTAAATCAATCGTTCCTTCGCCACCTCCAATAACAGGGGGTAATTTATCTACTTCAGGTTTAGAATACTCTTGAATAAGTTTGTCACAAAAAGCTGCACTTACTGCATCTCGAACT